TCAAACCGGCATCCAGTCAGCCTCGTAAACCGACAGGATTTCGTGCGTCACCACTCCGAGCATCACAACGCCTTCCAGTAATTCCCCGTCGATCGTCTCACCTTCTTCCGTCACAATTCCCGTTCTGAAGTACTTCCCAATCATCGGGTAGCCATCAACCTGCCAGGCTACCTTGTTGCCCGGAACCGGGGTGATGGAACTGTCTACCAGCGCAAATCCTCTCGGCGTCTCGATGCGGATGGTTGACGATGGCCGGCTAATCATCAACTTGTTCAAATCTATGCGGCTCTCAACGAAGTCTGCCGCCGGTGATGGAAATCCCATATCAATACTCCCCGTAGTGGTAGAAACGCTGCCACAGCTTGTTATGCCCCTCTTCAGGCGAAACGTCGCGGAACGTCATCACATACTGCGCTATCCACTCGTTAGCGCTCTGATGGCTCATCTCCCAGTTGCGTTTTACAAGCTCAGCAACGAAGTCAGAAGTTGACACAGTGATGCCGTACTTCGCGCTGCGCCGCATTGCCTCATGGAATGAAACCCGTATGTCGCCGTAACGTGGCATGGCGATAGCTCCGATAATTACTGTATATAACCACAGTATTGTCAGATAGTGGATTTGATCAAGCCGCTGCGGTTGGGAGATTTGTAAAGGCTTTGGTGGGAAAGGGAATTTATTTGTGGGTGCTTTAGAGGGTGGCTAAGCTTTAAACACTCACCCCGTAAACCTGCTCAGAGAGGAACGGAAAATTTATTGCCCAGTCGCCCGGGCTTTTTTCATGCATCCAGTCCGTCAATCGCCTTCATCCTTTTCTGAAGTTCAGAGATTACACTGTCCTGCATGCTTACTTTCGCACTGAGTTCTTTAACTGCCTCTATCAGCAGTGCAACAGGTCCAGAATAGTCCACGCTGAGATAAGTATCTTCATCAAACTCACCAGTCGGCAGGCCTATCTCATCCCTTACTGGAGTTCTGACAACATTCTTTTTGACGACTTCCGGCAGAACCGCTTGTAACTCCTGCGCTATTACCCCCGCTGATTCTATTTTCCCTTCAATATAATCAAATGTGTAACCATTGAGCTTTTCTACTTTATCTAAAGCATTTTCTATTTTAACGATATTTTCTTTTTTGGTTCTGTCAGATGTCTGTACTACGGATGTGCAGGTAACCGTGCCGGGAACATCAAGGCCACCGTTTGTCTTAAATGCAAAATAACGAGCCGTTCCAGAAAGGTTAGTTGATACTGTAAGTTGCCCGGATTGCTCATGGTTTATCTGGGCATACGGGACGTTATTACCTTGACCAGCAAGGAAACGCAACAGGAAAGGCCAACCACCAGATGGAGTGTTCGACCTGAAGTTTACTACTGTTCCTTCTATATTTACGTTTCCATTGATCGTGCCACCCGATTTACCATCCACAGTTGAAAGGCGAGCATCGTTTCCCTGGGCAACGGTGCCGGCATCGGTGCCGTAGGCCACGCCTAAATTGGTTCTGGACTTTGCAGCATCTGCAACGTCAGACAGGTTGCTAGCCTTCGCCAGCTTTCCGTTTGTCGCTGATGCGTTATTGTCGATCTGCGTGTTCATCTCTTTCCAGCTTCTGCCGGAATAACTGACATCTGAACCATAAGGAGTGATAGTGACGTTGCCGGTCTGGGTCAGCAGCGTCATCCAGTTAGCGATGCTTTGCAGTATACGGTCCATTGCTGCAGCCACTTTTTTAGACAGAGAGCTGTTGCTCATCTGGAAGCTGGTGACAATGATAAATGGTGAGCCTGACGGCACAGTAACATCCGAAGGAACCGCCAGGGTTAATGTAGTTGCACTGTTAACTCCGGCAACTTCCATAAATGCTCCGCCTGCCATCAGCATATCTCCGGGGTTAACCCCTGCGGCAGAATCAGTGAAGTTTGTACCATTGCCTGTTACTGTTGTAGAGCCTTTGGTTAATTGCACCGTTCCGGTTCTGTACCATGCCATATTTATTTTCTCTAAAAGTAATAAGATGCATCAATGCAGGGTAATTGACATGCAATTTGCATTGCTCTCGGGTAGGTATAAAGGGGAATATCTGAGCCGGTAGTTTTCGCTCGCGAAGTCGTTACACTATTTCCGTTCATCATCATTCCAGACAGCAGCATTTTTCTGTAACTGTACGTTGTACCTGATCGCGTGTAATCACCACGCTGAGTGCCTAATACACAGAGTGGTATCATGGGAAGAGAAACGTTTCCTGTCGGGCTTATCCATGCCTGTCTGTCACCAATTGAATCTGACGTATCATAATACCCCCCAAAGTCATAATAGGCATCTGACCACATAACAGGCGGATATTTGCTTGAGTAGGTAACCTGACCGCTCGCGTTTCTTATTACGAGTCCGTATCCAGAAACAGGTAGCGATGGTGAAAAGCCACTGCTCACTATTACTATCTGAACGCCGGTTACTGAACCACCCTGTTCTGAGCCGTTAACCGAACTAAAAGCGGTGTATGTCCTTATAGAGTTAGAATCTTTATCCAGGAATAAAGGCGTTGACGTATTACCCCAGCGGGCGAAAACAATATAATTACCTCCCAGATTTAAAACGCTACTCGGTATATCCCACTGACCATTGATATCGACAACACCTCTGAAGGTAACAAATCCTGACAGCGATGCATCGGCAATCTCCATAAAGTTTGCGCCATTGGTAATTCTTAGCCCGTAACTCGAAGATGGGTTTTCAGCATACTGAATGGAGTAAACATCGATGTTACCGATGTCGAATGCACTGGACTGATTTGCTTTAATGGTCGCTATATTTACGTTTAAGCTCCCATTAAAGCTCATCGAAGAGATGTAGTGAACCGGGGGTCCTGACTGGTCTCCCACCCCAACTCTGACAACATTCCTTGGCAGTATTAACACCTTACTGTTAGCCGGCTGAGATTTGAAACCACCATATGAGGCCGTTTGGGTTTTCACGGCCGCGGTACCAAGGTAGGAGGCGTATCGGGTTGATCCATCCAGAATTAACTGTTTGCCGCCATCGTCAGGCGTTATTCTTAATCCGTATGTCGCCATTAGAAAAGTTTCCCCAGCTTTGTCCTCTCTACTCCGTTGGTGTCATAGCAGGATATTCCCGTTGAATTAATAACAACCCCGCCAGAGCTACCATTGTCTCCGTACATTTCAAAGCTCCCATCATTTCTCATGATAGTTCCGCTCTTTCCCGCTACATAGTTTGCAGAATAAAAGCTACCAATCTTGGCGAGCGTAATAGATGCATAATCAAATATGCCTTCAGATATAAATACCTGTCCGTTTTTAACGGCAAAGGCAAGTGTCTCAGTGTTATTGCTCGGGTTGTAAACAGCAAAAACATCCGACCTCACAGCAAATATGCTCTGGACAACGCCCCCGTTACCTTCCAGGCCCAACTGAATACCTGCCACTATTCTGTTGCCGCTGGCCTGGTTAAGCTGAACCTTAACACCCCATTGCGCTGATAATTTACCATTGATGTCAGCTACTGCTGTGGATGTCTGCTGAACAGTGGCGCTGATATTGTTGTAAGAAGCATTAAGTTGCGAAAATTGCTGTGCGTAGGCCTGGTCATTTTTGGTTATCAGAGTTGTTATCTCTGTATAGCTGGCAGTGATTTTCATCCCCATGTAATCAAGAGATTTATACTTTTGCTGTACATCTCCGTCATTAGCAAGGGCGTTCTCGATAATGGCCTGATAATTATCTTCTGCTGACAGATTGAGGTTTTTTATTGCCTCGCTTTTCCTTAATTCCTCATCAATGTAATCAATCATTCCAGGTATATCTGAGGAAGGCTTCCCAGATGACTGAACAAACGATGAGACACCAAAGGCATTTTTAGTGCGAATGTACATGTAGTAAGTATGTTCAGCCTTCAGTCCGTGAAGCGTCCATTGTGAAGCGCGACCAAGGAATTGCGCTTCATTCTCTACTGCGCCAATGCTGCTCGCAGGAACTTCGCCCGTATACCAGAACTCGAAGGATGTATCGGTAGTTGCTGATACGCTCATCACCGGCACGACGTCGGCGGAGAAGATGCCAGGCGTCCACTGAATGAAAGTTGGTGCAGAAGGAGCGCCGATCACCAGGCTAACCTGCGTCTCCGCGCCCTTCATGCCGTTCTCATTGCGGCCGCGCACGCCAAGCGAGTAGCTGCCAGCTTCCAGACCGTAAAAGTCATATCGGAACTGGTCAGTTTCGTACTGAGCCACTACCTTGCCGTCCATGCTGTAGACATAGAGCTCGAAGAAAATCTTCTTGGTGAGCGTTGCGGTTTCCCACGTCGCCGACACCTGAATAGTCTCGCTGTTGACGTTGATGATGCGCAGGTTCTCAATGTTCGGCACACGATAACCGTTCAGCGTATCATTCGGCACATCGAATACTGCGCCATCGTCCACTACTGCCTGCTTATTGCGATCGTAAATAGATGCAGAGATGGTATAGACAGAATTATTATCATCTTCCGATATCGCCATGATACGGAATTGACGCGGTGCGACCTCACCGGTCGTGATAACAAATACTGTTCCATCTTTTATCCAGCTTGGCGTGCTGCGTAGCGTAATGACTCGCCCCGACACGCTGGCTATAGCGTATTTGACGAACTTGCCATCTGCCGCCATCAGAGAGAATGAGTCGCCTGCACCTGCCAGTTTTGATATGTCAGCATCAACAGTTATCACCGCTCCATTGTGGGAGATAATTCTTCCGCCCAACCGCGTTGCTGCATAATTGTTATCCATAACCTCAATAACATCGCCGGGAATAAACCTGATTCCCTCGCGAGCCATTTTGAAGGTTACTTTCTTCGTCTCCCTTTTGGCCGTCTCAATCAACCATTTTCCGGTACGGAATGCCTGCCCGCGTGATGTGCAGCCAAATGCCTCAATGGTCGTTTCGTTGTAGCCATAGCGATCAATAAGCTCATCATCTGAAACGTACTCTTTAACCTGAGACCAGCCGTTGTTAGGGTCTGTCCATGAAACTACGACCGCGTTATAGCGCTCACCACGTTTCATAGAGCTATAAGTGAAAAGACCATCCACCACATTTGCGTTAGTGATTGAGGCAACAGGATCCTGAGGGTTGTCCAGCAGTATTGAAAAACGCAAACCATCCCACAACGCAATGCCCCGGAACATGCCAGCAATATCATCTAGCAAGTCACGCGCGCTCTTCTGCTCTGTTACATAGGCGTTCAGCGTAAAACGAGGCTCCTTGCCCCCATAACCGTCATCAACCAGCTGATCGCAGAACTGAGAGAGGATATACAGGCTTCCATCGTCAACATCGACATAACCAGCGCGTTTTGCCAGTCCATAGCGGTTACTTTTTACCAGCGCGCGGAATATCCATGCTGGGTTGTTTGTCCATGCTGACTTGAAGCCGCCTGTCCAGATACCGCTATATAAACGTGATGAAGGGTCATAGTTATCAGGTACATCAACAATGAGCCCACGCAGGTGATATGTGCGATTGGGTGTGTCAGCGTATTGATCGCGATCTACAACGCAACCGGCTACAGCCGCATAAGGGTATGAAAGGTTGTCATCCGTTATTTCGGTAAAACTGTTCCAGATAGTGCCGTTATTCAAGAGGTCGCTAGAGCTGTCGGCGGTTATACGACGAAGGCGAATATCAAAAGGCTTGGTTTCTGGCGCATCAAACAAATGAGCTTCCAGATACTCTCCGGATTGCTTGCCTGTGATGGTTACTGTCTTTTGCAAGCCCCACGCATTGTTGCCAGAGCGCGTTTCAATAACCATAGTTACCGAGGCTTCATCTTGGTTGCCTTTCGAGTCCTGCTGTACCAGAGCTGAAACGCCAATATTCATTCTGATGCGGTCTACATCAGTGTCAGTTACGGTGCGCACAAGCGGCGTAGACTGCTTGACAGCTGTGTTTACCACCGTTGTTGACTCAATGGTGTTGAAGCCATTGATAGGCGTTTGTGAAGCCGTTCCCGGCCTCCAGGCTACACTCACCCCATTGATAGTTACGCCACCTGACGGATCTGTTACCGGCGTGTTATTAAGCATGAATGAAGAAAGGTGGTTCTGATCAACTGGACCATAAATTGGACCTTCACTGATAAGGTCAAGAACGCGGAGGAATTGCTTTGATTTTAAATTATCGTCAATAAGTCTTGGAGTGCTTCCACCGCCGCCGCCTGAGCTCATGCTTTCACCTTAGCTAATTGATATGTTCCAGTCCTGATTGTTCGTTGTATCGATACCAAGGCTGATTACGTTACTTCCGACAACCATTTCCCCTAGAAGCAGCGGAACCGGCCTTCCCTGACCAATCCTGTTTTCAGTGCTGGTAAATGAGTTGTTGGTGATGGAGTTGCTGTCCTGACTCGCAGAGGTTTTAGTTTTCATATGCGATGTCATGTAGAGCGAATACGCGACAGAGGCAACAGTCACTGCAACCATGATCCATACTGCGGCCACGGCGGTGATTGAGCCTTCTACGATAGGTACGAACAGAATGCGCGCTCCATCTTTGACGTGGCGATTCATATGAAATTCGAGATTGTCGCTAGATATGTCGTTGCCATCTATTCGCATGCGCAGTCTGGTCTGATAGAAGTCGCGTTTGAATGCAGGGCATTGAGCCAGCAGAAGTCTGAGCCCTTGAGCGGGTGTGTCTACGTTCAGAGCGATCTGGCGGAAATGTCGTCGTAGATTCCCGCTAAATCCAAAGATGAGCATTGTTCGTGTCTCCAGATGGAGTGAATAAGGGGTACGTGAATCTGGCGAAGCAGTTCCCGCCGGCTAAGTCTGCCGTGTACTTCGTGATGCAGAACGATGTTGTCACCAAGCCAAATCATGGCATGGCATGGGTCGCACTCGGGGAAGGCTCGGCGGATAATCACATCGCCTGGTTGAATAGCTTCGAAACCCACCACATGAAATCCGTTTGATGCCATGTTCTTCAGGTATAGGTTTTCACCACGTACCCACCAACCGTTTGTGCGATCGAAGTCTGGCAAATCTATGCCACACAGGTGGTATGCGTCCCGAAACATCGTGTAGCAGTCCATCAGACCATGCTCGAACCGGCGACCCAGCAAATGCGGCACAGGCCGAAATTTACGTAGCTCTCCACCGCTTGCCAGCCACCAGTCGATGCCGGATGCCAGTTGTGCAGTGCGATCGGCAGCGGAAAGCACCAGTTTTTGCTCAGGGTGAGAATGAAAAACGGCGGTGATTTCTCCCGCCGCTTCTGCTTCAAGCCATTCTCTTTCGTCAATCCGGAAATTGCGCGACGGGTCGTGATGCACGTTGCGACATCTCCACAATCGCTCACCATCGATAATCAGGCCACAAACCTCATCTGTGCATGTGTTGGCATATTCCAGGCATACATGTTCAATCATCAAGACACCTTCGCTGATCCAGGGTATCCGCCGTATGGTAATGCGTTCGGCTTTGGAAACCTCAGGCGACATCCACTTCTGTGCTTAGAGCATTTGTCGCGAGACATATCCGAGGTCGGTCTGTCTTTTTCGTCTGCTACCGGGCCACCGGAGTAACCACAGCCGTCGCCGCGGTAAACCCACTGGCAGACATCAGCCAGGATAGTGCGGGCCGGAATGATGGCGTTGTCAGAATCGACGGGGGTGGCTAGGTTGTAGGTGACGGTCTCAAACGTCTCTTCCGCCATCTCCTCAATGACGTAACGCGATACGGCCTCCATGGTCGGATCCGCATCAGCATTGCCATTGGGAAAGTTTACGGCATCAAGATACTTAACCAGCACCTGACGCCTTGTTACTACTGCACCCAATGCATCATCAAAGTCATGATTAATGCCAGTAATAAGGCCTGAAATGTTCGCTACCTTCATCGTCGGGCGTGAGTAAGTTCCTTCTGACTTAACCTCAAATCCCTCTACAGCTATAGGGTATGCCGAGTAAGAGCGACCCTGCCAGATGACATCGTTGTAATAGCCGTTTGTGCCAGAGTGAAAACGGATGACGTCGCCGCCAAATGACTGCAGATCTACTTCAAACAGGTCAAGCATTGCGCCGACGCCGGCATCAACGCTTTCGATGATTAATTCTGCTGGTATATCTCTCATCGCGGAACCTGCTCAAGGGTTGCAGTTAGTTGATAGACGCTTCCGTTTTTTTGCATTGACCATGATCTGCATACGTAAAGGCCCTGAACACCGGTATCAGATGGTGTCCAGTAGAAAGCCTCAACCGCCATCCTCGCAGTGAGGAAAGCATCAACAGCTTTAGCAACATTTACCCGCGCGCATTTCGAATCGTCATAGCCGATGAAAGTTAGGGGGTATTTGCCCATAAGCGGGTTAATACCTTTCACCTGACGCTGCTCATACCCATCACCTAGCTTTACCACGGCTACATCGGGCGTACGCTCGCCCGTGAATCCCGCCAGGGGGATCCATGTGAAAGTTTCTGGCAT